GCCCATGGCCTGGCCGCGCTCGCCCTGCCGCCGGCCGTGCGCGCGGGCGGCGGCTACGACTACGCCAGCGGGGCGGAGGCGGCGCGGGTCCTGTTCGGCGAGGCGGAACGGCCCGACGCCCTGTTCTGCGCCAACGACCTGGCGGCTTTCGGCGTGATCGACACCCTGCGCGAGACGTTCGGCCTCAAGGTCCCCGACGACGTGCTGCTGGTCGGCTACGACAATCTCGACATGGCCGCCTGGGCTCCCTACCGCCTGACCTCCTTCGACCAGGACATCGAGGCGCTGGTGGCGACGGCGATGGAGCTGCTGGGCCTGGAGGCGGGGGCGACCTGCGTGGCGCGGGTGGTTCCGGCGCGGCTGGTCGAGCGCGAGAGCACGCGATCAGGCTAGCGCCGAGGGCGCTTTCGCGGGGTCGATTTTCAGGGGGTAATGGCGGAGAGGGTGGGATTAAGTGTAGCAATTACAGGCACTTGTGAGGCCTGGGTGTGCCAGAAAATTACCCGCCGCCGCTGTTCTCTGCGTTAAAACATTAGATGCGTTGACGCAATTACCGCCATTACGAAAGAAGAAGTTGCTTAGACCGGGAGGTGACCGCCGGGGCCGGCCCGTCGAGGATGCCCAGGGCGTCCATCGTGTCCTCCGGGCGGAGGTGGGCGTAGCGCTTGACCGTGATGTCGATCGAGCTGTGGCCCGCCCACTGCATGATCTTGTGGATCGGCAGAGACGTCCTGGCGAGCTTGGTCAGGCAGGTGTGCCTGAGCGTGTGGAGCTTCACATCCCCGATGTCGAACCCGACGAGCTTCAGGTCGTCGCGCAGGTTCGTCCACTTGTACCAGACGTTGGCCGGCGAGTACGGGAACACGCGGCCGTCGGGACCGGCCATGGCCAGGAGCACCGGTAGGCTCTCCTCGATCGCCCGGGTGAGCGGCAGCTGGCGCGGCTTGTCGTTCTTCGTCGAGTAGATGGGGAAGGTGACCCACCAGCGCTCGGCGAACTCCTCGAAGCGCGGCACCTGGGCGTTCAGGGCCTCGCCCAGGCGACACCCGGTGTCCAGCAGGAAGCGGATCAGCAGCCCGAAGCGGAGCCAGTCGCGGGTCGGCTCGGCGGCCCGGCGACGCTCGATGGCGGCGAACAGGGCAGCTTCCTCGGCGGGCTCAAGGACGCGGTCGGAGTAGTTGCGGACCTCAATGGTCGGCATCTTCGGCTTCGCCGCCAGGATCGGCCGGCCCTTGCTGTCCTCGTACTCCAGCCCCATCACGAGCGCCTTCGACAGGGTGTCCAGCTTCCGCTTGATGGTGGCTGGCGCGTAGCCGTCATTCTCCAAGTCGGCCACGAGCAGCTTCAGGCGTGCGCCGGTCAGATCGACGACCGCAACGGAGCCGATGCGCTCCCGAAGCAGCTTCAGGTTCGACTTGACGGTGGCCTCGGCTTTCACCTTGCCGGGCTTCCAGATGTCCTGCTCGCACATGCGGAACAGCTCGTCCACGGTGGTCCGGCCGTCCGGTGCTTGCGTCTTTACGGTGGATGGACTTACGCAAATGCCGGACACGATGTCACGCGCAAGGAGGGTCGCAGCCGCTTTGTCGCGGGTGCCTGTGGTGACGCGGCGGCGTTCGCCGGCCGCGTCCGTGTAGTCGACGACCCAGATGCCGCTGGGCTTCTTACGGAGGCGCATGGCCTACTCCTTCAGTGCTCGGCCCTGATAGGCCTCGATAAAGCGGGTGGCGGCTTCCTGGCCCTCCAGAGTGAGGCGCAGGTACTTCCGCCGACGATCGTCCGCGTCGTTCTCGTGGGTGAGCCATCCGAGCGCCTCGGGGTCGCGCTTGGTCGGCTCAAGGAACGAATTCAGGGTGCGTTCGACCGAGTTGCCGAGGATCGGCTGGCCTTCGTTGTCCTCACCCACCAGCTCGCGCAGGTCGGACATGGTGATGCTCTTCCCCATGGTGTCCAGATAGGCCACCGTCAGGAACGCCATGCACTGGCGTGCGGACGTCCGTGCAGGCACCTCGGCTGAGATCGCCTGGAGGGCCACCGACAATTGCTGCAAGGCGCTCGCGGAACCCAAGAGCGTTTTTGATATGACAGCGGGTCCTTTCGTGGCCCCTGCGGTCTTCGACGTGTTCGTCATTGATGGCCTCACTTCTCAAGGGACTCAGACTCCTAACCTTGGCAAATTACTTGAGCAAGGCCATTAATTGCGGGAACGCATCCAATGGCTTTACGTTGCGACGGACCTAAGTCAGTCGCGGCTCTGAAACAATCACCCCGCCAAGGCTAATCCACAGGTGGTCAGGGAGGGTCTTAACAAGAGACCCGCGTTACCCGGGACAGCTCAACCAGCACCTTGGGTGGGTTGAGCGCACCGGGCCCCGCTACCGCTTAGCTCGACGTCTAGGAGACGACCAAAGCAGCAGGACCTAGGATGAGTAGACGCTCTACCGCATCCTCTGGATGTGTGAATTCCTGACCTTCCGTTTGGCGCGCCTATCCACAGGAAAGAGCGAGCTGACGACGCGGCACAACGCCGCGAGGAGGAAGAAGGCCAGGATCGGGAAGACGAAGCAGGCGAGGGACGCCCTCACGCGCCACGCTCCTCGATAGGCTTGAAGGGATGGGGATGTGCGACCGACGCGCCCTTGTCGGCCACCACGAGTCGGCCGGCGGCCATCTCGAAGTTGATCAACGCGGGACAAACTGGGCAGGACATATGTTCTCCTATCGTTCTGGTTTACGTCAGAACTGGACGCACCCGATGCGAGTCCGATTGACGCACCTGGGGACGGCCGGGGCGGCAGCGCCGCCTTGATGTTCTCCATCTGTTCTGACCATGATGGGCGCATGAACGCGCCCCCATCAGCCCCCGTAATCGGGGACCTCCTCGTCACCGGGGACCGGCTAGAGGTCTGGTGCCAGAACCTCGGCTGCTCGCGCACGGAGATCACCGTGTGGATGCCTGAGGAAGCCGTGGCCCGCCTGGGCGCGCATACGACGTTCGCCGACGCCCGGCGCATCCTCGTGTGCCCCGCGTGCAAAGCCGCAGGGCGCCAGAAGATGATCGGGGCGCGGGCCTCGGTGCTGGACTACTACGGCCGCCAAGAGCGGGAGCGCCTGGCCCAGTATGAGGCGCAGTACGGCCCCGAGGCGGCGGACCTCCTCAAGGCTCACTTGCGGCGACCCGGGCGCTAACCCAGGCGAGACGCCACGACCGCCAGCGGCGGTTTCGACCGTGTCTCACGCGGTCATCTTCAGGTGGCTTAGACGGCCATGGCGGCCGCGAGCAGGGCGGTCTCGGCGAGGCTCAGGGCCACGGCGTCACCGGCAAGGGCGCGGGCCTGCTGGGCGACAAACCGCGCCTTCGAGCGCAGCATCTCGGCCGCCCGCTGGGGAGGGTAGAAGCGCGCCTCGGCGATCCAGCGGTCAACTGCGGCGTTGATCTCGGCGACTGAAGGGGGTGAAGGGCGGGCCATCAGGCGTCCTGCTCTTCGTAGGCCCAGGCCATGATCTCCATGGTGCGCGGGTCGCCCGTGTAGTTCCCCGTCACGGCCATGATGACGTGATGCGCGGCGAAGACGCATTTGCGCGAGGCATCGAGCAGCCCCGCGTCCCAGGCCCGCAGGCGCTTCGCCTCCAGATCGGCGAGCACGAGGAGGGCCGACGAGGTCAGCCGCTGAGTGGTGTCGTCCTGGCGCATCAGTACGCCCCGCCCAGGGCGCGCACTTGGCGGCCGGTCAGGTCGAGCTGGCGGAGGACGTCGCGCGATCCGTCGAGGTCGTAGCCCCGGCCCTGCTCGATGACGGGAGCCGGGCGGCGCTTGGTCGGGCGGTGAGCGGGAGGGGTAGGCATCGGAAGGGCTCCAAGCGAAACCCCGGGACAACCCCGGGGCTTGGACAGGAGCCCCGGGCGCTAGGCCCGAGGCGATCTATGGATTGACGCAAGTTTCAGGCGGCGAGAGCCGACAGGATGTCGGCGCGGGTCCGATCGAGGATCGAGGCCATCTCGGAGGCGTTCCATTCGACGGCGAACCAGACGAGCCCGCCGACGCTTTCGATGACCGGCCGTTGGCCCACGGCGTCATGGTAGTCGGTCAAGGCCTCGTCGATCTCCGTGCGCCACTCAGGCACGCGGCGGGCAAGGTCGGCGTCGTAGATCAGGCCGGACGGGGCGGCACAGGCGGCGCAATCGACAGTCTCCAGACGGCGCTGGACGGCGCCTAGGGCGTCGCCCAGGTCGTTGGCCTCGTAAGCCGCGTCTTCAAGAGCCCAGTCGAGGAGCGCGGCGCGAATGCCGTGGGTCTCGAAGGTGTCCACGCGGTTGACGATGGCGGCGCGGAGGCGCTGAAGGTCGAGATCGGCCATGGGTTTGCAGCCGCGCGGCTAGGCGCGGTCCTCTTGCTGTCCTGGGTTGTCGGGAGTAGGGTTCGGAGGTGGCCCCCGGCGTTGGAGCGCCGAGGACCGGGTAGCTGGCTAGAGCAACCGAAGGACTAGGTGGAACGACCACCTGGTCCTTTTGCTTTTCCAGCGGACCCCAAAGCTCAGCCTAGGCATCGCTTTGCCCTCCGTTGTAGGCCGACGGCCGGTCGGCCAGCGGGCGGACGTGAGACGCCGCGACGCCCACAGGGCGTTTCGACCGTGTCTCAAGCGGTCATCATCAGGCGGCTACTTGTGGTCGGCCTCCTCGTCCCACCATCCCGCCATCCAGCTTTGGTAGCGGGCGACTTCGGAAGGCCGGTCGCTCTCGGGGTCATAGGGGCATGGGCCGTTGGCGGTGCGCCAAGCCCGGCGGCCCTCCTCGTAGTAGGTCGGGAGGATCACCGCTCCACCACCCAGGCCGGGTAGCAGCCCTCAGGGCGGCCGTAGTCGTGGAAGCGGCCGGTCAGCTTGGTGAGCACCACGGCCAGCCATCGGGCGGCCCAGCGCGGCCCGTGGAAGTCGGCGGCGACGCCGACAGTCGTGGTGCAGTCGAAGACTTGGTAGCGGTGCATGGTGCCTCCCGTTGCGCAAGGCCATTGGATGGTCTTACGCAAGTATGCGTTTCGGCCCTTCCATGGGCCTTCCTCAGGCGGCCGGTGTCAGGCCGCGACGCATGTTCACGATGTCAAAGAGCCGGGCCGGAGCCCGTCCGGTGCGTCGCCGCCCCGGTGTTCCTGCTTCTCGCAAATCAGATTGATTGCGTCAATCCATCAAATGCACTGACGCAATAAAAAGTCCCTAGCCCGGCGAAACAGGCCGCCCAGGCAGGCCCCGGCGCAATCCCCCGGCCGCCCCCGGGTTCGCCCCGTGTTGCCCCAGGCCAGGACCCCGGCGTGTGGCCTTAGTCGAGGAACCCCCGGACCAACCAACGGCCGACACTGTAGGCGACCCAGAGGACTAGACAGGCAGCGAGGTAGGCGACGACCCAGAGGCCGACGGCGTAGGCAACGTGGATGGGGCGGAACAGCCACCCTTCCTCCCACTGCCTCCAGATGAACCAGGGGGCCGCCCCGGCGTACATCACGGTCAACACGACGGCGACGCGCCGCAGTCCGCGCTTCCAGTTCACTCCAGCCCCTCCCGGTGAGTCAGGGGGCGACCCTAGGCCAGCCTAGCGAAAAAAGCAGGGTACACCGGAGGCACGCCGAGAACGCACGGCAGGCCAACAGGGCGGCCCAGGGTGTCCCCAGGTGCGCCGCTTGCTGACCTGCCGTCGCCCCTTGGCGCTTGTCCCGCCATTCACATGCAGTGAAATCAAGGGCTTGCGTCGTAGTGTGCCGCCGATGCGTGCCAGGACCCATGTGTCAGGCCTCAGGCGGACCCCAGGCGAGCCGGGCGGTTCCCCCGGGCCCACCCCATGGGGGGAGTGGGACAGAAGCCACCACGTACATGCCGCTTCGGATTTCTGACCCAGAAACGATCGGACCCCCTTGAAAGAGGGCCCGACCCTTCTACGTAAAGAACTAGAGGTTACACCCAGGCTCATACCTAGGTGATTAGACAGGTAGACGTAGGTCCCTAGTAGAACCTCTGGTCCACCCGAAGCTCACCTCATGCGACGTCCGGCTCCACGGCGGGGGCCGGCCCCGGGTTTCTTCAGGTTGCCCCCGAGGATCGTCCCGGCGAAGAACTGCTTCTCCCACCTCTCGTTCTGCTTCCGGTCGTAGGCCTCCTGGGCCTTCTGCTGGTCGGCGTTGAGGTACTGGGTCCAGTAGGCCACACCGAGCGACAGGACGTCGATGCGGTCGTCGTGCTTCAGGGCCCCGCGCTGGGCGGTCAGGTGGGTCAGCTGGTAGAGGCCGCGCCGGACCAGCTCGGGGTGCGCCAGGTCGCGCTCGACGACCTTGGAGTCCATGACCAGGCGGTGCTGGGCTAGGACCGGTTCGAGGACGCCGAGCATTCGGAGTTCCTTCTGGCCGGACGAGCGGACCTCCTCGATCGCGCACGGGTGGACCCGGGCGAGCACGGGCTCCAGCAGGCGGCAGAACATGCCGTCGCCGAAGTTGCTCTCGACCACGATCTTGTTCACGCCCTCGTCCGCCGCGATCTTCGACAGGGCCTGGAGGGTCGCCTCGGAGTAGCCCTCGGTGAAGCCACCCCACTGCCGGACGTAAATCTGACCGTGGAGGAACTTGGTGACGACGTACCCAGTCTCGTCCTTGCCCCGGCCGCTGGGGTCGATGTGCATGACGGAGCCGGAGTAATCCACCCAGTCGGGCGAGACGAACATCGGCTTGCAGAACCGGTCGCCGTCGAAGCCCACGTTCACGAGGTCAGGGAGCACCTGCTCGCGACCGCCGGCCCACGCCAGGCGCACCGGGGCGATCTTGGGGTGGACGTCCATGACCACGAGGTCGCGGGTCTTGAGCGGGAACTTGTTCGCGTCCGACAGGGACGTGTCGAGCATGTACTGGAGAAGGAACGGGGCTTGGCGGTACTCGACCTCCCGCTCCATCAGCTGCATCTCGGTGAATCGCTCGGGGTCCGTGGGCTTGCCGCCGAGCGACGAGGCGCTGGGCTTGCACAGCTCGGGGTCCGCCTCGATGTCCGCCAGCAGCATGGGGGCCAGGTGGCCGAGGTAGGCCGCGATCTTCGAGGCCAGCGGGTAGCGGGCCGGCCAGATGCGGACGCCGTAGCCTTTCTCAGGCAGGCGGCGGTAGATGGACTCCTGGGACTGCGGGGTGCCGAGGTAGATGATCTCGGCTTCCTCGGTGGTCTTCAGGATCGCGGTGTACTCGCCGGTCTTGGCCTCCAGCTTCTCCCGCATGGTCTCGGTCTCGGAGTTCTTCGGGACCTCGACGTCGTCGGAGATGAGGATGTCGGCGCGCGAGCCCGTGAGCTGACCGGTGATGCCCACGGCTTTCACCGAGGGCGACTTGTCGGGGGTCTCAACTGCACCGCCGACGTCGAACGCCATGGCGCTGGAGCGCTGGCCGATCCGGGGGCGAAGCTCGGCCCACATGGGGTCGGCCTCGATGATCAGCTTGATGAAGGTGGCGATCTCGGTGGCGAAGGTCTCGTTCGCCGAGACGATCATGATCTTGAGCTGGGGGTTCTTCCACAGCCGCCAGACCACGTAGGCGGCGGTCAGGAAGGTCTTGCCGATCCCCCGGAAGGCCTGGATGAACCGGCGGCGGGGGCCCGTGGCAAGGTAGAGGGCAATGTCGAGCTGGATGCGGGTCGGCTTCGGGAGCGACAGCACGCGGGTCCAGACGTACCAGACGAACTTCAGGAAGTCGGCCTGGAGGATTTCCTTGGAGGACAGCATGGGCAGGGCCGTCCCGCCCCCGTGGCCTGGGGGTTGACCAGGGTGTTCACGGGTGCCGGCTGGGGCAGTAGCCGGCGGGCGGTCGGAGGCCTGATCTCTCGGACTAGGTGGGGAGGCCGTAGAGGGCCTGGTGGTCGCCCCGGATCACGACGGCGCACACGGCGCGGGCGTCGCTCAGGTCGGCGGTGTTCCGGCCCGGGATGACCTCGGGGAACGGGGCGCGGGTGGCGACCAGGGTGTCCTTGTGAAACAGGTAGTCGCCCCGGGCCCGGAGCTGGACGTTCACGCCCTGCTTGTAGGGGAGCCACATGGCGTCGCTCGCGGCGAAGTCGCTGCCGGCAAACCAGTCGGCCAGGGCCGTGGCCAGCTCGGCCTCGTTGATCCGGCGCAGAGGCTGCGGCGCAGGGGTCGTTGCTCGGGCGTCCGAGGGGGACGCCGAGGTCTCGGCTAGGTGCATGAGGGGTCCGTGGAGAATAGGGAAAGTCCCCGGGCAGCGAGGCCCGGGGAGGGGATCAGGCAAAGTCGATCGTGCCGACGATGTCCCCGGCGGCGGCCAGGGTGGCACCGGCAGCGTCGGTGGTGATCGCGAAGGCGAGGCCTGAGGTCACCGCCGAGCCGCTCGTGTTCTCCCAGGTCTTCACCTGGCCGGCGGCGAAGGGGATCGTCCGCACCGGGGTATCGGTGCCGGGAATGCCCGCCGAGGTCTTGGCGTAAATCTGGAGGAAGCGGAGCGCGGCCGTCGTGTTCATCAAGTCGTAGGCGTAGAGCTGCCCAGCGGAAGTCTTGATGGACCCCGAGGCGGTCTGGATGCGGGCCGCAGAAGTGCCGCCGGTTGTCTTGGTGGCGACGGTCACGCCGCCGATTACGTTCGTGCCGGCCGGCAAGGCCTGCAAATTGAGTACGGAGACCGCCGGGACGTCAGTAAGGAACAGCGCGGAATTGACCGTTCCCGACGAGTATGAGGCCAGGCGCGCACGGATGCGCTTGGCGATGGCGGGGAAGGCCACGACGAGGTTCGCGCTCGTCGATGTGACGGCAGCGGCTCCCGCCGTGTCGGCGCGGTAGCCAGCGATCGAGAACCAGACGGCCCCGTCGATCGAGGCCTCGAAGGCCACCGAGCCGCCCCACGTACCCGTGAGCTGGGCCAGGAGGGTCTGAACGCCCGTCAGGTCCACGTCGAACAGGATCGCATTCGAGGATGCGGCAGGAGTTCCGGTGATGCCGGAGGCGAAAACTATGGGCTGGCCGCTCTCGGGATCGAAGAGGGCGACCGCCTCGAACCCGCCGGTCGGGGACCGGGCGGGGCGGGGGGCTTGGGTTTGCAAAATGCTCCTATCAGTGGCGGGGACGGGTCAGCTCGGCTTCGAGGTCGATGTCTTGAAGGGTCGCGGCCAGGGCGTCCACTCGGGGCGCGGCCTGGGGCGTGTCCACGCCGTTTTGGGCGAGGAACTTCATGACCTTGTCGAGGAGCTGCGGGTTGATGGGGGTGTTCTCGGTCTTGGAGGCGAGCATGGCCGCCTCCAGTTCGTCTTTCAGCGCGCCGGCCAGGAGCCCGTGGAGGGCGTCGAGGGCGGCTTCAGAGGCGCGTCCGGTCACTTCAGGATGCTCCCGAGGAATGCGGTGAAGACCGCGCCCACGGCGGACGCGGCGATGGAGGCCAGGCCGACGGCCAGCCAGCGGAACCGCTCCAGCGCCGAGAGGCGCTTGTCGTGATCCTCGTGGGTGACCTCGTGCTTCTCGAAACGGCGATCGGTCGCCTCCCGGTGCTGGCCGAAGGACTCGACCAGGGCTGTGAGCTTTCCGTCGATCTGCCCCAGCAGGAGGAAGGTCGATTGGTCAGGCCCGTCCATTAGGCGGTCCCTGCCCGGGCTTGGAGCTGGCTGATCGCCTCGGCCACCGTGGACTCCAGGCTGACACCCGGCGAGCCTTGCGGCGGCGAGTAGGCGGCCTGCTCCAGGGCGCTAAAGGCCTTGAGGGTGTTGGCCAGGGGTTCGGCCGCCAAGCGAGCGCGGGCGGCCTCGGCATCGAGCCGGGCGGCAGCCACGGCCGAGCGGTAGGCCACCAAGGCGGCCAGCAGTTCTTCTTCGGGGTTCATGGGCTCTCTTAGGAGACGGTCCCCTCTTCGGAGACTTGGAGGTAGTAGGTGACGACGGGGGAGTAGCTGACGGTCCCGAGCGCGTCGGTTACCTTGCAGCGGATCGAGCCCGTCATGGTCCCGCCTAAGCGGGGGAAGTTGTATCGGACGCCGGTGGACGCCGTGGCGGCGCTGGTGATGATCCCCGCGCCGTCGAGCAACTCCCACTGGTAGGTGAAGGGGGCGCGGCCGTTGGCGACCAGTGCGGCGACGACCTCAGTTGCGACCGTCTGGGCGCTGCCGTTGGGGATGCCGTAGCCGCTGATGTAGTCGCGATCCACGGACACGGTCGGCGCGACATAGGCCGCGAAGGCCTGCCGCCAGGAGCCGCCCGAGCGAACCCAGATGTTCTGGACGGGTCGCCAAGCGCCCGAGACGCGGACGGAGGGGGCCGTAACGGTGCGCCACGAGCCCCCGGTCTTGATGGTCAGGGTCACGAGTATTGGAACCATACGTCCCCGTCCGCGCCGCCCGAGGGTGCTGCGGTCGAGTAGGTGACGGACGAGTTGGCGTATGCGCCATCGGCATGGCGGAACACCCGGCCGCCCTGGGAGGTCATTCCGGCGTCGGCCTGGACGAAGCCGCTCGTGTAGATGCTCTTGCCCCCGTAGGAGCGCATCCACGTGCTGTCGCTCATGTGCCAGCCGCCGCCGAAGCTGTTCCAGTAGATGCCGTTGGAGCCGGTCACCCTGATCCAACCCGGCGTGACGATCTCTCCGTTCGCGTAGAGCGTCCCCGCCACATCGAGGCGGCCCCCGACCACGACCCCACCCGCGCCCGTGCCGTCGAGCGTGACCGCGCCAGAGGCGAGGTTCACGTAGAGCGGGCGGTGGCTGTCGAAGCTGGTCGAAGACGTGGCGTTCTTCAGGATGTAGAACTGGGTGCCGTCCTGATAGAAGCCCGCCATCGTGTTGCCGATGACGGCGGTGAACTGGCCGGTGCCTCCGGTCCCGAAGGCGCGGACGTTGGAGTTGACCGACAGGTCGCCGTTCGGAGACAGGGACAGGACATTGCTGTCGCTGCTGTTTCTCCAGTGGTGGTAACCAGCGGTCTTCCAGAGGCTGTCGCCGTTGGCACCGAACCAAAAGCGGTTCCGACCGTCGTCGCTGTTCTGCCATGCCCCGGTCGGGATTTGCCCGTCGAGCCATAGCTGCTTGCGCACGTCGCCCATGGACCACCCGCCAACGCTCCACCGGTTGAGGTGGTCGAGGCCGAAGTGGGCCGCGAACTGGCCGGGGCGGTGAAAGGAGATTGCGGCGCTGTCGCCGGTCCCACCCATCGCGCGGACCCCGAGTGTGCTGATGTAGGTGTTGAAGGGCGCTGCGTTCTGCCAGACGTTCCCGGCGACCGTGACGAACTCCTTGACCCCCTGCGTCAGCAGTTGGCCGGTGTTCGACGTCATGGGCGCGAGGTTGCCGTTGGTCCACGGCGTGTAGCCGCCGAGGGACATTGAACCGGTCACCGTCAGGTTGCCCGAGACTTGCGCCCCTGCCGTCAGGTGGGCGAAGACGCCCATGTTCAGGTTCGTCTTGTCGTAGGCCCAGATGCTGACGCCGCTGGATGAGTAGAGCCCAACCGCAGTGCCGTTGCCGTAAAAGTAGACGTTTCGGTCGCCCATCTTCCACGTAATGGTCTGCTCCGTGGTCGGCCCGGCGTTGAACAGGATGCCGCCGGTGGCCATCGTGAGGCCGTTCATCGTCGAGGACGACCCGAAGGCCGCTCCCGCGTTGAAGGTGCCCAGCCCGTTAAAGAACATCGGCTGGTAGGCGGTGATCCTCGTCGGCTCCAACAGCAAGTTCGTAACCGCGCCTGCTTGGGTCTGGAGGTAGAGGCTGCCGGTCGAGTAACCACGCACGGCCACGTTAGAGTAGTCGCCGTAAAGGCCCGTCGCGACGTTCTGGCCGACCGAGAGGCCGCCGGGGAACGCCGCATTGACGTTGAACTGCGCGCCGCTGGCGGCAAGGCCCACAAGTTGACTCCAGACGACGGTTTCGCCTGCCACCTGACCTGCGCCGCTGGCCTTGGAGCCGACGTAGAGGTTGATGGTGTTGTCGTGCAGGCCAATGCGCGATGCACCCCGGCTGCCCTGGTAGGAGTGGCCGGTGCCTGACGTAGCGTTCTGCCGAATGTGCGTAGCGCCAGCGACAAGGTTTAGGAGGCCGTCGCCGACCGCGCTGTCGAAGCCGAGGGCGGCCTGCTGCCACACCCCTTGGCCCGCGCCGCCAACGCCAGTGGTGACCAGCAGGCGTGCGTCGATGGCGGCCTGAAGGCCTGTGACGTCGGCGATGACGTGGGTGTGCGCCGTGGGGGCGAAGGCGGCCGGCTTATTGGACAGCGTGCTCCAGTCGGAGGCGTACGTCGCGGGCTTGTTTGCCAGTGTGCTCCAGTCGGACGCGAAGGTGGAGGGCTTGCCCGAGAGGGCGGCCCAGGTGAACCCGGCGGTCGTCACGTAGGAGCCCGAAGCCTGCTTGCCGTCGAGGGCGGCCTGGAGGCCGGTGACGTCTGCGATGGCGTGAGCATGAGCGGCGGGGGTGAAGGTCGCGGGCTTGCCGCCGAGGTTGGCCCAGGTGAAGGCCGCGGTGCCCACGAAGTTGGCCGGGTTGAAGGTTGCGGCCAGGGCAGCGCTCGTAGCTGCGGCCTGGGCGCTGCCGGCGGCCGAGGCTTTGGCGGCCTGCGCGTCCGTGTTCGCCTGGACTGCGGTGTCGCGGGCCGCCGCGAGGGCGGCGGCGGCGGCATCTGCGGCCTCCATGTAGACC